GCTGATCTTGAAATGCTGGAGAAGAAAATGGAGGTTCTTGACAAACTAGATCTCTATGTTGGTAAGTACTTCTCACAAGATTATGTCATGCGTCAACTTCTGCACTTCACTGAGCAAGAAATTGAAGAAATGAAAGATCAGATAAATAATGAGATTAAGGCGGGTCAAGTTCTTGATCCACTTGATCAGGTTGCTCAAGACAAGCAATCTGCAGAAATTGATATGGAAACTCAAAAGGTCAACTTAGACAATTTGAAAAATCCACCTGCGCCTCCAGCGTCAGGAAACTCAAACACTAAATAATATCGAGGTTAAATTATGGAACCTACTAAAATTGTTGACATGATTATGAAGGATCAACTCGCTGATGCTTCTGATGCTGTGAAAGATATGATTATGAACAAGGCGGCGCAAATTCTTACTCTTGAAAAAGAGAAGGTTGGTGCTAACATGTTTGCCCAATTAGAAACCGAACCCGAACAGACAGAAGATGAAACTGATCACGGAACAGATTGAAGCAGTAGAATTTCTTATCGAAGAAAATGGTTCTAAAAAGAATCATTTTATCGAAGGAGTATTTCTTCAAGCAGATATTAAAAACAGAAATGGTCGTGTGTATGCGATGAACGTTCTTGAAAAAGAAGTTGGTCGTTACACTGAGTCGTACATTTCTAAGGATCGTGCTCTCGGTGAACTTGGTCACCCTGAGGGACCTACTGTTAATTTAGATAGAGTGTCTCATAAAATTGTATCACTCCAAAAAGAGGGTAGCAATTTTATTGGCAAAGCAAAAATTCTTGATACCCCTATGGGCAAGATTGCTAAAAATCTAATTGATGAGGGGGTTAAGTTAGGGGTTTCATCACGTGGTGTTGGATCAATCTCTGAGAGAAATGGTGCAGCATATGTCCGTGATGATTTCATGCTCGCTACTGCTGCAGATATTGTAGCAGATCCTTCTGCTCCTGATGCTTTCGTTGAAGGTATTATGGAAGGAAAAGAATGGGTATGGGATAACGGGATTCTTCAAGAGAGACATATCGCTCAAATGAAGAAGGAATTAGATCAAGCAACTTTGTTTAACATTCAGGAGCGCAAAGTTTCCGCGTTTGAAAAATTCTTAAAGGGATTATAATTTATAAATAACTTATAGCAAATACTACAGATTATATTAAGGAGAACTAGCACATGTCAGCATCAGTTGACCAGAAATTTGAAAATTTCACCGAAGAAACTCTTGAGGAGAAAGCGCCAACTGATGGTGCCAAAGGTGCAGACCCTATGGTAGCTGCTACTATTCCTGCTCCCCAAGATACTGCTAAAGATAACCTGGGTGGTCCTACCAACCAGAATTATAAGCAGGACAACGATTCTTCCAAGATTGCCAATAAGGGCACATCAAAGGTTAGCGACGGTCACGTTACCAAGAACGCTAAACCAGGCGATGCCGCTCCTGGCAAACTGAAGGAAGAAGAGGAGACAACCGAAGAGGTAGTTGCAGAAACTACTGAGGTTGAAGAGTTTAGTGTTGAAGAGGATGTTAATGCTCTGATCGCTGGCGAAGAACTCTCTGAAGAGTTCAAAGAAAAAACAAAGACAATCTTCGAGGCAGCAGTTAAGTCAAAAGTTGTTGCAGAAACTAAGAAGATTGAAGAATCTTTCGAGGCACGTTTTACTGAGCAAGTTGATACCGTTAAGTCGGAACTTGCTGAGAAGATGGACAAGTTCCTCACCTATGTTGCTGAAGAGTGGAAGAAAGAGAATGAAATCGAACTCCACAACGGCATTAAACTTGAGATGATGCAGTCCTTCATGGACGGCATGAAAAATCTTTTTGAAGAAAATTATGTACAACTCCCTGAAGAAAAATATGATGTTATGCAAGAGATGACAGACAAACTTGATGAAATGGAAGAAAAGCTCAATGAGCAAATTGAAACCAATATGTCTCTCAACGGTAAGATCAACTCTTTTGTTAAAGAGTCGGTCGTAACCGAAGTTTCCAAAGGTCTCGCAGATACTCAAGCAGAGAAGTTCGCTTCACTCGCAGAAGGTGTTGAATTTGAGTCCGAGGAATCCTTTAAGTCCAAACTGGAAACCATCAAGGAATCTTATTTCCCTAAGGCAAAAGTAGAACTTAAGGAAGACATTGCAACTGGTGAAGTTGCATCCCCTGTAGAGGGTCCGATGTCTGCGTATGTAAACGCGATCTCCCGCTACGGGAAATAATTATTAATTAACCACTTACTTTCAATCTAAGGAGAACAAAATGTTAGGTTTATCCCAACAACTCCAGGAGAAGTGGGCACCTGTTCTTGAGCACGGTGATCTTCCTGCTATTGAAGATAACTACAAGAAAGCTGTCACTGCGATCCTCCTTGAAAACCAAGAGCGTGTAATTCGTGAAGAGCGTCAGATCCTGTCTGAAGCAATTCCAACGATGAGCACTGGTTCAAACGCTGCTGCTGGTGCAGGTACAGGCAATGCTGGTTTCAGTTCTGATGCTACCGCTGCTGGTCCTGTCGCAGGTTTCGACCCAGTACTGATCTCCCTGATCAGACGTGCAATGCCAAACCTGGTCGCTTATGACCTCGCAGGCGTTCAACCAATGTCTGGTCCTACTGGACTGATCTTCGCAATGCGTGCTCGCTATGATGGTCAAGCAACCACCAATGCTGAGACCTTCTACAACGAAGTCAATCCTAACCAATCTGGTGCTCAGGGTGCTAACGATGTCTCTGGTGCTGCTGATGCACTGGCTGGCAACAACCCTGCAGTTCTGAACGACGGATTCACTGGTTCTAACGAAGCAACTGCTCAGGGTTACTACGGTGCTCCTGGCGCTATGGGCACTGAGGATTCTGAAGGACTGGACAGCGACGGTGCTGCACCTGACTTCCGTCAGATGGGATTCTCGATCGAGAAGATTTCGGTTACCGCTAAGTCCCGTGCTCTGAAGGCAGATTACAGCATCGAATTGGCACAAGACCTTCGTGCGATCCACGGTCTTGATGCTGAGTCGGAGCTGGCAAACATTCTGTCCTCTGAGATCCTTGCTGAGATCAACAGAGAAGTTGTCAGAACCATCTACAAGTCCGCTAAGCGTGGTGCTCAGCACGACACCGCTACTGCTGGTACTTTCGACCTCGACGTTGACTCCAACGGTCGTTGGTCAGTTGAGAAGTTCAAAGGACTTCTGTTCCAAATCGAGCGTGATGCGAACGCAATCGCACGCGAAACTCGTAGAGGAAAGGGCAACATGATCATGTGCTCTGCTGACGTTGCATCCGCACTTGCAATGGCAGGCGTACTTGATTATGCTCCTGCTCTGGAAGGCAACAACCGCCTTGCAGTTGACGAAACTGGTAACACCTTCGCTGGTGTTCTGAACGGTCGCTATCGCGTCTACATCGATCCTTATGCAACTATCACCCGTGGTGGTGCTGCTGCATCTGGTAATTCAGGTAACCAGTACTACGTCATCGGTTATAAGGGTTCTTCACCTTATGACGCTGGTCTGTTCTACTGCCCATATGTACCTCTCCAGATGGTACGTAGCGTCGGTCAGGATGACTTCCAGCCACGTATCGGGTTCAAGACCCGTTATGGTATGGTCCTCAACCCATTCGCAAAAGGCGAGGCAGCACTGTCCGACAGCAACCCACTTGCTGCTGGCAACCTGTCAACCAACGCATACTACAGAAGAGTTTCTGTTGCAAACCTCATGTGATCCTCTTGCATCACATCATACCAAGGACCCTTCGGGGTCCTTTTTTTTATGCCTTGTAATAATAAGAAAATTTAAGTTATTATACAACTTTGTAAAAAAGCAATAAATGTATACTACAATACATAAAGTTGCATAGATACTATAGAATTATGCGAGGTGTAAAAATGAACCCTTCCTTTAAATTACATTATGAGTTAACCGTAATGGAGAGTGAAGATGCACAATCTATTATCCCGAGCACAATTTGATGAATGGAGGCATTTAGAAGAAACGATTGATGAGTTAGAATCAGAAAATCAAAAGATAAATGATTACTACGAATGTATTATCGAGTGTGATTCTTTAAA